TACCTTCTTTAACAATAAATAATAATGTAGATAATAAACCTAAGACATTTAATGTTCTAGAAGCATTAAATAAAAATGTTGAGAAAAAAATTAATGACAATATAGTTCAATATCCTATTATACAAAATAATAATGATAAAAGTAAATTGGTTGACGAATATCTATCTATTATAAATAATCAACATATAAAAAAAATAGAACAAGATGAAATAGAAATATGCAGGGTTTGTAATAAATCAATGACATGTTATCAACACGATGCTATAATGATTTGTAATAATTGTGGATACCAAGAATTATTATTAGTAGAACAAAATAGACCTATATTAAAACAAAATACAAAAGATACTTCTCATTTTAGTTATAAAAGAATAAATCATTTTAGAGAATGGTGTAATCAAGTTCAAGGAAAAGAGAGTACTGATATACCAGACGAAATATTCGAGAAAATATTAAATGAAATTAAAAAAGAAAAAATTATAGATACAAAAACTATAACATATAATAAGATGAGAGAGATCTTAAAAAGATTAAGAATAAATAAATATTATGAACATATCAATTATATAATAAATAGAATTAACGGTATTCCAACACCGCAATTTTCACCAGAATTAGAGGATAAATTATGTAATATGTTTAGAAATATTCAAGTTCCCTTTTTAAAACATTGTCCTAAAGATAGAAAAAATTTCTTATCATATAGTTATGTATTATATAAATTTTTTCAAATACTTGGTTTAGATGAATATTTGAAATATTTTCCACTTTTAAAAAGTAGAGAAAAACTATACGTTCAAGACCAAATATGGAAAAAAATATGTGAAGAATTAAATTATAAAATTATTCCTTCTCTTTAAGATACTTTTTATAATTTAATAATTAAAAAAATAATTTTTAAATATTAAATTTATTTTAACCGGGGAACCCAATTAAACGGAAACCTGCTCCAAGTCCAACACCCTGGCGAGCACCAGAGGAAATAGAAGGGGCTAGTAAATCTAAAATAGAAAATACACAAGCTGCTGTTAAACCAAGCATCCATATTTCACTCCAATGAAGAGGAGATTTTGGTAATATAATAGCTACAAAAGCTACTATTATACCTTCAAAAGCATATTTAACAATACGTATTAAAGCTTCCCACATATCAAATGAATAATCCATTTTTTTCTTCTTATACCTTTATTATAAGAATTTATTTTTTGTATGTAAAAGTATATAAGATTATATAATAATATTATTATTATATAAATGAGTAATAAAGATATTGTTGGTACTAAAGAAGTAGATTATTTAGAAGAAGATAAAGCTATTAAAGGTCAAAATTATGCACTTCTTTCATTTATTAGTCCAGAAGATGTTATTGTAAATAAAGATGCATATTTTTTTACCCAGTTTCTTGATTCTTTTGGAAAAGACATGAAGACTCTACTAGATGGTATTAAATCTAAATATCCAGAATCTAACGATCTTGTAGAAACTATTAAAAATAACCATGCATATATTTTTGATGCAAAAGAACTTAATGATCAGTATAATTTTTATAAGTCTTCTAATTTTACTGAACTAGAGAATACATATCATCGTGATAATAATTTTGTAACTACTATGCGCGGAATTAAAGTAAGAGGTGTATTTGATACTATAGAAGAAGCAAGAAATCGTAGTGAATTTTTAAAACGTTTTGATGATAAATTTAATATCTATATTGCACAAGTAGGGTGTTGGTGTCCTTGGTCTCCTAATCCCGATGCTTTAGAAAACCAAGAATATTCTGAAACACAACTTAATACTCTAATGAAACAATATAAACAGAATATGGAAGAGAAAGATGTTATTTTTGATAAAAGAAAACAAGCAAATATTGAGAGCGCATCTAATGCAAACTCTAAAAAAGAAACAACCGATTTAAGTGAAATCAAAGAAGGATTAGAACAAGTCGATACATGGACTGCTAAAAAAGAAGCTGAAAAAGCCGAAAACACAGATGAAGCATCAAACGATATTACAGCCGAATGAATTTAAACAATTATTTTTATAATTATTATATTAAATATATAGTAAAGAATGAAAGCAATTGCGCTTTTTCTATTATTTATTGGTTCATTATTAATAATACAGGGTTATTATAGTTATAAAAAGACTTGTGAAAAAAATAAAATTGAAATAAAATACATACCAAGACAAATGTATGAAGATCAACTATCGGATAGTGAAAGCCTGAGCACCTTTTATAAGGGTATGTTTGATGACGTATCTGTTTCTGTAAGATAAGCTTTTGATAAAAATATAATAATATATTAAATGGCAACTATAAGAAGTATTGGAGAAGCGCTATTATCTCATATAGAATACAAAGACAATGAATCTATAAAGATAATAACAGATTTAATTGAAAAACATAAAATAATACAAGATGAATTATCTAATATTAATATGTATAAAAAAGAAATTTACAAAACTAAATATGAAAATCCTAGAATTGAGAATAATATGATGTATGATTCATATATTAAAAATCGCCAAGAATTAATAAATATTTGGCAGAAAGATAAAAATTCCAAAGCTAAATTATTAGATATTTTAAATTTAAAAAGACCAGAATTAGAAACAATTGATGAAATATATACTTATCAAAATATTGATTTAAATGCAGATAAGGCTAAGGTTGTTAAACAAGACAAAGATGTTGCTAAGGTTGTTAAACGAGACAAAGATGTTGCTAAGATTGTTAAGGTTGTTAAAGAAAAAGAATGCCCCCCTGGTAAAGTATTAAATCCTATTACAAAAAGATGTATAACAGATAAATCTAAAAAAAATGTTAAAGAGGTTAAATCAGTAGATGTTAAACCAGTAGATGTTAAACCAGTAGATGTTAAACCAGTAGATGTTAAACCAATAGGAGTTAAAACAAAGGAGTGTCCTCCTGGAAAAATTCTTAACCCATTAACAAATAGATGTATTACAGATAAGACAAATAAAGCTGATATTAAACCTGTTGAAACAAAAGCTGTAGCTGATATTAAACCTGTTGAAACAAAAGCTGTAGTTGATATTAAACCTGTTGAAATAAAAGTCAAACCTATTAAACTAGATAAGATATGTCCTGAAGGAAAAATTCTTAATCCTCTAACAGGAAGATGTATTACAGATAAGACAAAGAAAGCTGTTAAACCTAAATAATTATATCTAAAAAAATAATAAGCAATTTGTATAGAAGAGTATATGAAAGAATTAAAACAAAAACATTTTGTATTTAATTTTATAACTTTTTTAACAGCTTTTGCAATAGGAATATTTTATGTATATATATCATCTCCAGAAAAAAAAATATTAATTAAATATCCTACACCATATAATGTTAATAATACAGTATATCAAAGTGATGATAAAGTTTGCTATAAATATAAAGTAAATGAAGTAAAATGCGATTTAAATGCTATTCAGCAACCTCTTTTATAAAAATAAATAATTATTATTTATTAGATAGTAAATATATATGATGGTAAAGAAAGTAATTGAAGATAGTATGCTAAATACTTCGGTTGAACGCCTATTTTATACAAGTACAGGACAAGCAATAGTTTCAGCTATTTTTGGTCTTGCTCTCGCATTAATTTTTAGAAGAGTTTGTAATGGTGATTGTACGGAATATTATGCACCATTTATCAAAGACATTGAAAAAAAGAGTTTTAAAATAGAAGACATATGCTATATATATAAACCTTATTCTGTAAAATGCGATGAGACACAAAAAATCTATAAATCATATAATATAAATATTAAACCAGAAAATAAATTAGATGATAATAGCATTATTGATAAAATTTTCAAATAAAGACGCGTATTTTAGTTTTATAAAATGATATATTATATCATTAGAATAAATGTCCGGTTCAATGTCGACACCTCTTAATAATTTACCTTTAAAAACGCAAAAAAATATAGAATCTACCGACAATGATATAAATGATCCTATGGTACAAGATGTATTAAATGAATTTCAAGAAGAATTATCTGTAAATATAAATAAACCAATTATACAACAACCTATTCAAGTGCAGCAACCTCAAATGCAAAATATACAAACGCAACAGCAAATGTATAACATTAAATATAATAATTATAATCAAGATTATAACAAATATTTAAACGTTGATATCGCAAAAAAAATAACTATAACAACGATTATTGTAATGATAATAACATATTCTAATTTATTACAAATTATATATGAGAAATTACCGGCTTCTATTTTAGAATCAATTGATATATATGATATATATATTAAAGGTAGTGTAATATTTATAATACTATATGTGCTATCTCTTTTTGATTATATTTAATTTCTAAATTCTTCATATTGATTAGATATTTTTGGTTTAGTAGTAAAATGTTTAAATAGGAAATATGCTCCAATAAAAAACATAAAAAACATTATAAAAATTGATGAACCAATTGATGCCATATATGTAATATTATCAAACATAGATTTATTAATAAGAGTTAATGTTAATATGAATGAAGCATATATTAATACAACAATAGATATTGCAGCGATTAACATATATTGGTTTTTATCACTAGCATAATATGCTGATGTTAATAAAACTGTTAAAAATATACTAGAAAAAACATAAGCAATTATAACAAATATATATTTAATAGAAGCAATATTTTCTTCCTCTGTTATAAATGATTCGACGTTCATTTTTATCTATTATAATATAATATTATAATTATTCTTGGATTAAATTACTTTCTATAAATAATTCTTCTTTATTATATCCTTTTACAAATTGTCCATCAAAACCTTGAGTACTATATAAACCATCGTCACTGTCTAATATAGCAACAATACTATGGTAATTACCAATATCAACAATATTATTTTGCGCATCTATTAAATTTTGTTCTGTTGTGTATTTATCTTTCTCGTAAATTGTTACACTCATATTATTATCTATTCTTTCTATAGTATTTTTATCATCATATACATTATTTTTAATTAATATTTTATTAAATAA